GCTTCTATCCTTTTTATTCTAAGAATCGTTTCTTTCCAGCGTTCTTCTAATTGAACTTCTACAACGGTCAACCTACGACTCAGCTCCTCTAGTTTCATGATGCTTCTTTAGTTTCCTCTTCAGTGCTTTCTTCAGCAGTCTTTTTAAAAGACTCTAGAAGTTCTTTTTGGAAGCTATCTGCTGCTCTCTGAACTTGATCTAAATCAGCTCGCAGTTGATTAGCTTTAACAGACAAGTCTTTTAGCTGTGCAATCAAATATTTTTGTTGATTATTAAGATCAGCTTCAGCATAACCTTTGCCATCAATACTTAATACGTTTTCATCATTCATCGTGATCTCCTTTTTAGAATTAACTGGCGGTGTATCCTTTGCCAGCAGCAATAGCAGCATTAGTTGCCGTCATGCTTTCACTCGTCCAGTAATCTTTAGCAACCATAAGTTCTAAGTGCTGAGTGTTACGGTCTACACAGTCTTGGCGGTCTGCTGCGTCATCGCCAGACATAGCATTTCCTGCTATTACGTCATTGATAAGTGCAACTGAGTCCCCCATTGCTGAGTAGTCCTTTGCGATTTGTTCTGTGGTTGGTGTATCAGTCATTTTATTCTCCTTCTAAAGTTGCTAGTCTGGCTTCAAGTTCTTGTATTGCTTTTACTAAGTGCCAAGTTAAATCATCAGGGTCTACTGAAAGAACGCCTGTGCTTTCTTCTTTGACACAGTTGGGTAGAATGGCTTGTATTTCTTGTGCGATAACACCAACCTGTACACCAGACTTCTCAATAACGGTGTGATCTTCAAGTTCAGTAATCTCATCAACAGTACGATATTCAAAGTTACGAATCTGTAATTGCTTGAGTTCAGCAAGGCCAATGGTGCTGTCAACAATGTTCTTCTTTAGTCTACGGTCAGACGTTGTAGACCAGCTTGAGGAGTTGTTACCTTGGTAGACTGCGCCACTATTAGGCGAGATAAACCCAGTGTTTGCTCCCTTTCCCACCTGTGCTGTACCAGAGCCAACAACTATTTCACTGGATACGGTGGCAGAGGAAACAACCGCAGTATAACCAACCATTACATTGTATGATCCAGTAGTTATGTTATTTCCTGCACCAAGACCTAGCATGGTGTTTCCAGTTCCTGTTGTGACTGCTGCTCCTGCTGTAGAGCCATAAGCTGAGTTGGCACCTCCAGTGCTGCAAACACCTAAAGTGCCTTGACCAAAACCACTGTTGCTGCTGGCTGTAGAGGCACTATAAAGGCATGCATCTCCAACAGCCGTGTTATGAACGCCTGTGGTGTTGGAAGCCAAAGCTCCGTTTCCAAAACCACTGTTGCGATAGCCTGTGGTATTACCGCCAAGTGCAGCTGCAAGATAAGTCTGCCCACCACCAAAACCAGAGTTGTTATAACCTGTGGTGTTTGCATCTAGAGTGTTATATCCGAAAGCGTTATTGTCTACACCTGTGGTGTTTGCAGTAAGAGCACTATATCCACACGCAGTAAGAAATGAAGCAGTAGTGCTAGTAAAAAGAGCATTATACCCAACTGCTGTGTTGTTTGCACCTGTAGTGTTATTTGCAAGTGAGTTCTTGCCAACCGAAGTATTCTGTGCACCAGTAGTGTTGTCAAATAAAGCTCTATCTCCTAACGCTGTGTTGTTACTTGCTGTAGTAGCAACTTGTAAAGCACCATATCCAACCGCTGTGTTATTCGATCCTGTAGTTCCTATAACAAATGCATCAGCACCCACGACCACATTATAACCCCCAGTGGTGTTTGCAGTACCTGCAATTTTACCAATGAAAGTATTGAGCGTACCAGTTGTATTAGCAATCCCTGACTGATACCCAACTGCTGTGTTGTTTGCACCTGTAGTGGTGTTAGCAAGAGAATTACTACCATAAGCTGAGTTGTTAGCTGCGGTGGTGTTATCCTCTAAAGATGCGTAGCCTGTTGCTGTGTTTGAATTTCCCGTTGTGTTCCTAAGTAAAGCATCAGCACCTGAAGCTGTGTTAAAACGTCCAGTAGTGTTTGCACTTAAAGACGTAAGTCCTATCGCAGTATTATAATCTCCTGTCGTATTAAGTAGCATAGCACCTTTACCAACCGCAGTGTTGTTAGATGCGGTGGTGTTTGCACTTAATGCATCACGCCCAACGGCGACATTAGATGCACCTGTTGTATTCGCATCTAAAGCTGCAAGACCAACCGCAGTGTTAGCTTCACCTGTAGTGTTTAAAGCTAAAGCAAAAGCACCTACCGCCACATTGTTTGTTGCTGTTGTATTTGCTCCTAAAGCTGTAAAACCAAGGGCTGTGTTGTAAGTTCCAGTTGTAATCGCATCACCAGCTAAACCGCCTATGAGGGTGTTATGTGTGCCTGTGGTGACTGCATACCCTGCTTGCGAACCAACAGCAGTATTATAAGATGAACCATCAGCAGGTTCAAGGGTTCTTAAAGCATTAGAACCTATAGCTGTGTTATCATCTCCGTCTATGTTTGTAGATAGAGCTAAGTTACCCATTCCTACATTGTTAATGCCAGAAGTATTTGCTTTACCTGTAAAAGCACCAAAGAAATTGTTACCTGCACCTGTAGTTGCTAATCCTGCTTGATAACCAAAGAAGCTACTTTGACTGGATGTACTAATAGCAGCACCTGCTTGATAACCTACAGCAGTTATTTGATCACCTGTAGTAATCGCAGTACCAGCCTCATCACCCACAACCACGTTGTAGTTACCGCCAGAGGTAATGCTGTTACCTGCGTTGACGCCAAGGCGTAGGTTGGATGTACCAGAAGTTGTGGAGGAGTAATCGCCAGTTACAGCTACACCGCCAGTAACCGTCAGATCGTCTTGAACCTTTAGATCAACAACAGACAAAGAGGCAAAAGCATCAGTTACAGCAGCTCCTGATCCTGCACCGTTCAAATAAACAGCTTTAGTATCTCCAGGAGGGATCGTTACATTAGCACCTGAACCTTGGCTTATTATAATATTCTGAGAGCCAGCTGTTCCGTTCTCAATAAAGCAGACTTTGTTTACTGTATTTGGTGCAATGGTAATTGTACAGGCTGAATCAAGAGTACCTGTATATTCTACATACAAAGCTCTGACAGGGTCTGTAGCACCATCCGCTATAGTTGAGGTATGAGTGTCGGCGTTTGTGGTTATGGCTTCTGTGCCGTATCCTAGAGCCTCTCCGATAAGTTCCAAGTTCGTGTTAGTGACAGTTCCCCATGTGCCTGAGTTGTCACCAGTCGCCATCTCTGATAATCTGAGATCATTTACATAGGTTATTGCCATATCAGTCTATCCTTACGATTGCGTTGCTCGCTGTGGCAGCAGGAAACACGATCTTAAAAGTTCCCCCTGAAACTGTGAAGTCACCACCAAAGTCTAAAACTGCAATCGCACCTCTAGCATTCGATGAAGCATCACCCAGCGTCTTGTTATAAATTAAAGCACCTCGTGCCGTGAATGTTGCTGATGTCCACTCTGGGTCAGCTGCATCAAAACAACCACTTGTGCTGTTCTCAGTTACAGCTTTACTTGCGAGTGCGTTTCCACCAGTGGTGTATCCGTTTCCGTTGGCAACTTCGCCAGATGTTACATATCCGTCCGTTGTTGCAGCAAGACTTGCTGAACTTGTGTACAATGCAATATAGATGTTATCTGAATCTAGGTGCTGATCACCTAGAAGGACATCCTTCTTAAACAATGTACACATTGCTTGACTTATGGCCATTTTTATATACCTCCGTTATATTCGGCTGCGTAATCCCTGCTCATTTCCTGAACAAACAGTTGCACAGCCTCGTCAAATTGTGCTTTATATAGTTGTAGCGTTTCTCCAGCTTTAAGGAAAGCAGAAGTTTCATAAAGTGCTGCTGCTAATAAAACCGCAGGAGCATTTGTATCGACCCAAGTATTTGCATTGCTAGAGGAAAGTCCTGTTTCCGGAGCAATAAAGTCAACTTGGTAAGCAAGAGTCGCATCAGGTGTCGGAGCCAGAGTTATAACTGTTCCGGAGGTTGTTGCGTTTTTCGTGCTATACATTATCGGTGTTCCAGTCGTGCTTGACTTTGGCCAATAATCTCTTAAATAGGAGTCTATCCTATGATTCAAGTAATCAATATTTCCGCTTGCGTCAGTTACGGAAACTTGTCTTATCATTCTTGCTGTGGCAACAGTATAAT